TGGGGAAGCGTGAGGGTATCGTGGCTATGTAGGTGTTCCGTAAACTGGAAATAAGTCGGGTGACTACATAGGGGAGCTAATACTAGGTATTCAAATTCCTCCTAGAAACTGTGACGACATGTAAGTAATCAGGAAGTCTCGCACGAGACTTATAGGCTTTATTAAAAGACTCTAACAGCAAAATAATTGCAATCCGAAACTAGGAATGGGGGTTCGATTCCCTCTCTCCCGACAATCGGGAGATCGTCTAATGGCTAGGACACTAGCGCATAAATGAGTCTTGATAATTGGATAAACATATAAAGGCGCTTACAGCAACTTAAATTAGCACTGTCAATGCCGTGGTCGTGGGTTCGAGTCCCACCAAAGTGACAGCCGTTGCTTTGTAGCTCAGTCGGTAGAGCACGTAAGATGCGCCTTGCATCACGCCAGACTATTCCCAAATAGGTATAGGGACTAGTCTTGTAAAAGACTAAGTACAGCAAAACAAAAAAATTATAGGTTCGAATCCTATGTCTGGCACTTAGAAAAGACACTTGCAGCAAACATAATTACATTGATTTTGGTTCAATTCTCAGGTGTCTTGAGGCGGAGAAACACTCACTTGTTGGGTGTTTTTTCGTTTTCCACAAGCATTCATTTTTTATCTAAAAACTGTGGGATAATATAGTTATGGAAATAGAAGTTACAGCGTCAGTACCACTGACAATCTACAATATGCAGACCACTTTAGAAGTAACTAATAATCTAATGTGTTTACTATGAGAGACGTTTTATTTTGCGCGTTAGGCGTAGCTTTGGCACTAGCATACCCACGTTGGGACACATATGTTGGAATGGTCTTTTCTAACTTAGAATCTTCAATCGGCGGTTATCATGAAACTTCTGCGTTCGCTCATTTTGAGAAAAACAAATGCGTTGCAACAGGTGATTACTTTGACGGAATGGAAGTGCAAGTAAACTTTAAAGAGCTAGACGGTGCTGTAGGTCGTTGGATTCCAAGCCAAATGACTATTGATCTAAGCCCAAAAGGAGGAATGGACGTAGACACAGTAGCTCACGAAGTCTTTCACTTTGTTGAAGACGTAATGGAATGGTACGACATAAAAGACCCTCACTATGGCGCTTATTTACAAGGTAACTGGACAGACTGTGTTTGGCAGCTTGTACTGCACGAGCAAGAAAAAGATAAACCAGCATTTAATTTTTTGAGCAATTAATATGATTAAGGAAAATGAACCCGTATGGGTTAAATACACCATTCCAAATGGATTGACTGCAGAGCTTGAGTTTAGATTTCTTTTGCAATGTGTTTCTGAAACAGGAAGTTTTAATTTGAGTAGAGAAAGAATGAAACAAATTATGCGAGAAGAAGCAGATAGCATTATACATAACGAAAACATTGTATGATTAAACTACCAGGATATTTTCAAGGCTTCTCTTCTAAGACTGACGGTTCTGCAAGTCTGCGATTTGCAACACAAGAAATCAGCGGAGAAGAGTTTGCAAACCTTAAGACAAACCAAGGTGAATTTGGCTGGATTATTTTTAGTGAGAACCCAGAAGAAGAAGTCCCTGAAGAAGTAGTAGAAGAAGAGGGTCTTACCTCAAGCCAACGACTAAGAAACCGAATGTTTGTCTTTTGGAAAGAAAAGATTAATAAAGGTGACTTTGAACTTTGGCGACGACAACAATTAGATATGCTTGGTCAACGATACTTAGATAAGTTAGACTAAACATGAAGACTGACAGAAATACCTTAATGGAAGCATCCTATCAGTACTTACTCGACCACACTATAAACACTCCAAAAGGTGTAGCAGTAAATATGCTTTTACCTAAAAAGAAAGCATATATGCGTAAGTTGCGTGGCAGAGAGAAAGGTTACGCGAGAACCAATGAGCTGAAGGTGAAATCTTCATTTCGTAAATATATGGTCAATGAGACCGCTAATGCAAAACGAGCAAAAGAATTTAACGACTTTAAGGATAACGGAGGCTTCAACATACAACTAGCGTTTTGGTTAAAACGAAAAGCAACAGCCTATATAACCAAAAAACACAATGAAGCGAAGAAAAAAAAGCGAGCTGCAAAAAACTAAAGACAAGCTTTGGAAAGAGTGCAGACGCATTGTTATTCGAGATCATGGAAATGATTGCTACACATGCCCGAGCAAAGACTTACAAGGCAGTAACCTACACGTAGGACACTTCATAAGCTCATCTATTTGCTCGGTAGAAATGCGCTATGACTTAGATAACTTACGACCACAGTGCTACGCATGCAATATTCACCGATCAGGAAACTGGGTAGCATACGAACGACATCTAAAACTAGACGGAATTGACGTAGAGGCGCTTAAACAGAGAAACGAAGACACGAAAGGAAAGCAGTACGACATACTTTGGTATCAAGATAAACTGGAAGAATACAAATCTCTATGATGACACAAAAAGAAAAGGAAAAAATGTCCGCCATTACTCGACAGGGTAAAATGTATAAAGATCATTTTGAGGCTCAAAATTTAACTATTTGGACATATCAAAAGTTTTTTATGACCTTTGAAAAGGAAATGAAACCTTTGATTAAACGCTGGCAAGAAATGCACGGTGATGATGTATACCTGCAACGATCAGACCCTGTAGCAGATATGTGGCAAGAAAGAATTGACGAACTGCAAAAGATACATAAAGGTGACATTAAAAACGCTCTTGAGGAACAACGATTTAGTTATAAACAGAAGTGCACATGTAACGCCATTAAGTAACTAGTCGCGTGCTATAGTTGTAGTAGAGGAGGTCTTCACATGCACAGACTATCCAAAGCGCAACTCGAAAAGAGAAAGCGCCGTCGTCGCCGAGTCAAACCGACCCGTCAACATTGGAAACTTAAACTGAGAAAGGGGGTACAAAATGCTTCGGCATGACCTACTTGCAAAAACCACATGCGACCATTGCTCAAAACAAATGTTGGAGTGCAATGCGTTACAGGTAACTAAGCAAACCAGAGGTGCTGAGGTTACTTTTAATTTCTGTGGTGAAACATGCGCCAACGAATTTTATTTAGAGAAATTACGCAGCTCAGAAGGTTCTATTGACACGGCAATGGACGTTGTAATTACATAACTGGCAGAGAACCAGTCTGAGCAGTGTACTGGGCGTGCATATCCTCCCTAATTGCACGCCCTTTTTTATGTTAAAATGGTAGCTATGGAAAAAGATACAAATTCTCTAGATGATTTTTTTGATAAACAAGAAACACCTAAAGTAAAAGTGCACAAAAAGCCTGAAAATACTTGTATTTCTTGCGAGGGATAGTTATACACAGTTAGGTCTTGTGTAACTTTTTTGTTATATCATAATAAAGTTATGAAAGATTTGATGACAATATTGGGATTAATTTCTTTGGTTATTGTAGTTGTCAGTTTAATTACTGTCACTTTCATGGTTCTTTGGAACTATGCAATGCCAGATGTTTTTTCTTTACCACAGATCACATTTTTGCAGTCGTTGGCATTATTACTTATGTCAACAATAATGTTCTACAAAAAATCATGATTAACGTAATTGATGTATACAAAGCTAATGGTATGGGGCTTTGCCCAAACAGCTACACTGTACCTAATTTATTCGGTGAGCGACGCAATTTTCTATCTTACGAAGATAGCGAGATTAGCACTAATATTCTTAACGAAGCTAACAAACGTTACCCAAATTTACTATTTAAAGTTAAGTTCCTATGATTAAGTATTCTTTTGTTCTACAAAAACCAGACGAATTTAAGTGGGGCTATGGTACAGAGCTTAAAAAAATACGTGGTTCTCAGTGGCAAGGTAAGGTTGTAGGCTTTTACAGCACTACTCTCACCCCAGAGGGTTATGCTATCGAAAGCAACACCGAAAAAGGGAGTGTACAGATTTACCCAGCTCAAGCATTAGAGGAAGTATGAGTGAAGAAAAAGTAACGCTATCTTTAGACTTATACAACGACGGTACTATCCGTGACGGTTACGTAACTGTTGGTTCTGCGAAAGAGAACCCAAACTTCGACAAAATGTTTGAAGAGTACAAGCAGAAAAACTCAGGATTTGGTATTTTCTTAATGATCTTACTACTACCTGCAATTATTGGGTTACTTAAAGTTGCTGCAGTGTTTTATTGGCAAGGCGTACAAATCATATGGAATCTAGTGTAATAAAAGAATTTGCAAAAAGCTTTCATGAAATGCGTGATAAAGAGATTCTAGACTTCTTAGCGCAAAGTAATTTCGGCATTCAAGATGTAATTGAAAAGAACGTAGAAATTAAAATTGTACATAACGCTTCAACTAAAGCAGATTGGGTTGTGTTAAATAACACGAGTAAAGAGCTTACACCATTACAAACTTATTTCGAACGATTTATTTATGAACGCAAGACAAAAACGACTTAAGAAAGCACATAACATTAAGCGAAACAACCTATCTCGTATGACTCGTATCCGAGACGGACACTACGAAGCACGAGACCAAGGACTAGCTTATGTAACTGTCACCAACAAGAATGCTGGTATGTTTATTGGATTTATGAAGCAATACTATGTTTAAGAAGGGAGATAATGTACGCTACATAAATGAACGTGGAAGAGTAGCTGAAGGTTTAGTAGAGCGTGTAGTACCTAAGTGGTTTGGAGGACACAAGTACATGCTGATAGTTGACGAACCTATTAGTGGTCAGAGAGTAGAGTGGATTGAACGATCAAGCCAAATTTTAGAGGCAGACGACGTGGAAAACTAACTTTATACTTAGCTGTATATGGTATACTAAATACGTGTAATACTATATTACACACATGCCTGTAGTCCACTGTCTCAGACAGAGGGGACGCTCCACCTTGTTATACATCTCACATATTTCATTTGATTATCTATACTGACGTAGCGGTCTCCTTTCCCCTGTCCTCATACCAATAGGGGCGAAACAAGTAGCTGGGTTCGAATCCCAGTACAGGCACATATGAAGCATTTGCTTTATACAATAGTACTCGTAGGGCTAATGTTATTAGTTCCAAGCATTTTGTATGCCCTCACTTAACATAAAACGTAAAGACCTTGAACTACACAAGAACGGAGGAGTGGGGCTATACGCAATCGTACATGCACCAAGCAAACAGTTTCTTATTGTAGGGACTCGTGATGAGTGTATGGAATTTTGTAATCGTTATGAATAATTTTGAAGTAGGAAACGTAGTTAGCGTAAAAGGTTACAAGAAGTCTGACACTGCTAAAATAACTGGAGTAAATAAAAAGGGTTGGTACTTACTAGAACGCATGAATAATGGTAAGCCTATGCCAGCTCGTAGATATGACGAACTAAAGATTCATGCCAGCTAAAGAAGAAAAGAACAAAGGTGGACGACCACTTAAATTTAAAACTGTTAAAGAGCTTCAAGAGAAAGTTGACGCTTATTTTGATAGTTGTTGGGAACCTGTCATGGATAGAGTGATAAACCCAGACTATAAAGGTAAGAAGAAGGATGCTACACCAGACGACTGGATTTGGGAACATCGTACTGACTGGGAAGGTAAACCATTATATCGACAGATTAAACCATATACCGTTACAGGGCTTGCTCTTTTCATGGAGATTGACCGAGATACGTTACTTAATTACGAGAAGAACGATAAGTTTTTCGGCACTATAAAAGAAGCAAAGCTAAAAATTCATGAATATGCAGAACAATACTTGTTTACTGGTAAAAATCAGACTGCTGCTATCTTCAATCTAAAGAATAACTGGGGTTGGAAAGATAAGACGGAAACCGATATTAACAACCCAGACGGGAACTTAAAGACGGTTATTGTTAAGAAGGCTAAAGTAGAAAAATAATATGAAAATATTTATATCAATGGGAATGAAGTCCAAAAGTACAGAACAAGTAAAAGTCGAAATGCAAGAAGTATTTGAGAAAATCAAGCAAAAACTACCTGAAGCTGAATTACTTAATTCCGTAATTGACGGGGCTGACAAAGACATAGCTTTAAAAGGCGATGACATTGGCATGTGGTATTTAGCAAAATCTATTGAGATTATGTCAAGTGCAGATATTGTTTTCTTTGTTAATGATTTCCGAAACTACCGTGGTTGTCGAGTAGAGCAAATGGTTGCAAAATCATACGGAAAATTGTGTATTGAATTTGATATGTAAAATGAACGAAGCTGTAATTGAACTACTACCTAAACAAACAGAGGCGTGGGAAGCAGCCTTTGAATCACCACTCATTAACGATATTGGATATGGGGGTGCTGCTGGTGGTGGTAAAACCCGTCTTGGTTGGTATCTTGGTATTACTATTTCTGAACAATTCCCTGGTGCACGAGGCGCAGTAGGCCGTAAGGAGCTAAAAACGCTCCGTATTACGACTTTAGCAGAGCTATTCATCATCTTTAACGAGTTAGGGTATAAAAAGGACGTAGACTACAAATTTAACGCTCAGGACAATATTATTCAGTTTGCGAATGGTTCAGAGATTATTTTGCTGGACATGGCTTCTAGTCCTCAAGACCCTGAGTACACACGATTTGGTTCTCTTAACCTTACTTGGGCATGGGCTGAAGAGTCTAACGAGTCCCCAGAGAAAGGTATCACTATCCTCAAGACTCGTGTAGGACGACACAATAAGTTTGAAATTGACGGTAAGGAGGTTGAAATGAAGCCTCTTTGGTTAGAAACCTTCAACCCAAACAAAGGTTACGTGCACCGAACATACTATAAGCCGTGGAAAGAAGGTACTTTGCCTGAATACCGCACGTTCATTCCTGCGTTACCAGGTGACAACCCACATCTACCTGCTGCTTATATTGAGAACCTGAAGCGTGCTGATAAGGTAACTCGTGAACGTCTCTTGCACGGTAACTTTGACTTTGATAACGACCCAGCTAAGATTTTTGACTACGAGGCTATTACAGACCTAGAAACAAACACTTTGCTTGAGAACAATACTCGCTATCTAATCAACGATATTGCACGATTTGGTGGAGACAAGATTGCACTTGCAGAGTTCCGTGGACTGAAGCTTGTGGGATTGACTATCAATACCTACCAAGACACAGAAGCTACCAAGGACATGATTAAAGATCGTGCTGCACAGTCACGTATCCCTTTCTCTAACATTATCTCTGACGAAGACGGCGTTGGAGGCGGTGTAGTAGACGGCCTAAAGGGTACTAAAGGCTTTATTGGTGGCTCTCGTCCTTCTACGATCTACGATCACTTTACAGGCAAGAATATTGCACAAAACTACATAAACCTGCGCTCTCAGTGCTATTTCAAGTTAGCTGAAATGGTCAACTCTCATCTCATGTCTATTGATCTGCAGTATTTTGAGACCAACATTGAGGGATATACACAAGAGCAAGCTATCTCTGACCTTATGGAAGAGCTGGACGCTATCAAAAAACAGGACAACTCAGGACAGCGAACAAAGCTTGCAATTATACCCAAAGACGACATTAAAGAGTACATTGGCCGATCACCTGATTTATCGGACGTTTTCATGATGCGTATGTATTTTGAGCTTCGACCTGTGGAAAACCCCTACCAACACCGTAAAAAACCCCCTCCTCGTGTGGTAAAGAAAACTAACAAGGCTAAATAGCCCCGTGATACAATGTATTTAAACCAAAATCTCTTTATTAACACATATAATATAATATGGCTACTAAGAAAACTGCTAAAAAAGTGACTAAGAAAACTGCGGTGAAAAAGACTGCAGCTCCAAAGCCAGAAAAAGGTAAGTACTCTGTTGTTGTAGAGACAGGAGGTGAAACTTACACAGCTTCTAATGTTTCAAACATTTCAGAGGCTCTTCTTGGTTTCGGTATCAAGTTCACAAACACTAAAATCGAAATTACAGTGTCAAAGGGTAAAGCCTCAGTAGAAAAGAGCTACTTTAAAGCTCAAGGTCTACGCATCCTTAAAAACGGTATGGCTTCACGATACTTTGCACGTAACGTAGAAAAAGCACTAGACTCATAGAACTATGAACAAGGACAAATACGACTACATCCTTGAAGAAGCTAAGAATTTCCAAGTAAACCAGATTGCACTTGCTGACAACTGGCAATGGAACATGTACGACCACCTACGTCGTTCATTCCTTTACAAACATTCTAAGTTCTCTGAAGGGGAAAATGACGGTGATCGTCCTAACAAAAACATTGTTCGTCCTATTCTAAACGTTGCTTATCGTTCTGAAGGGTTTGACGTTAAAGATATCGAACCTTTTGTAAACGAAGAAGCCAACTACTACAAATCATTCCTTGTACGTAAATATCACCCTAAATGGGCGCGTAAGAACGACATGGACACATTCATTGATGAACTAGTAGAAAGCTACGTTGATTACGGGCTTGCTCTCGTTAAAAACGTTGGGAACGTTCGCCCAGAAGTAGTACCTCTACAACGCTTAGCTTTCTGTGACCAAACAGACATTCTAAGTGGTGCTATTTGTGAAATGCACAATCTCACTCCTGATGAAATGAAGGAGTATGGCTGGGATGAAGATGCTGTAGAAAACGCTATTGTAATGGCTGAAAGTAGCAAATCTACAACACTTCGAGCTGATGATGAGAATAAAACACCTTCAAAATACATTGAAGTATACGAACTAAACGGCGTTCTTCCTGAAAGCTGGTTAGGTGAAGGTAGTTCGGATACATACGTGCGTCAAATTCAGTTTATTACCTTCTATGTAGGTGAGGACGGAAAGAAACACGGTATTACTTTATTCTCAGCACGAGAACCTGAACCACGATACAAAGCTCTCAAACGTGACAATGTTTACGGACGAGCATGTGGTTGGGGAGGAGTTGAAGAGTTGTTTGACCCACAAATGTGGACTAACTACAACATGATTCAGCTTCAAGAAATGTTAGACGCTGCAGCAATGATGCTGATTAAGACTAACGACAAGGCATTTGCTGAAGAAAACGCAAATCTTGAAAACCTAGAGAAAGGTTCAATTCTTTACATTGAAGAAGGTAAAGACGCTACTCAACTAACATTCCAAGCACAAAACAAGGAAATGTTCGAGCAAGCTGTGGAAAACTGGATGCAACATGCACGTACTCTCGGCTCTGCAGATGAACCACTACTAGGTACACGAGCGCCTTCTGGTTCGCCATTCGCACTTGAAGCGGTGACTATCCAGGAAGCAAAAGGACTCCACAATTATCGACAAGGTAAAATTTCTATCTTTGTAGGTGAAATTTACCGAGACTGGGTACTTAACTTCCTAGTTAAAGAGATGAACCGAGGACAGAAGTTCTTCGAAGATATCTCAGCTGACGAAATGCAAGAGATTGCAGACAGTCTAGTTCGTAACCAAACAAACGAACGGCTCAAGGCTAAGATCATGGAGTTTGAAGTTCCTACTGAAGAGGAAAAGAAAATGTTCGAAGAAGTTGTCCGTGCTGACTTTGCAAAAGGTGGCAAGCGACGATTCATGGAGATCATCAAGTCAGAGCTTAAAGACCTACCTGTTGACGTAGAAGTTAACATTGCAGGTAAGCAGAAAGACTTGGCAGATATGGCTCAAAAGCTTACTCAAATCTTCCGAACAGTTATCACAAACCCTCAAGTACTGAGTGACCCTAACATGGCTCAACTCTTCAATGAGATTCTAGAGTCTTCAGGGTTTAGTCCACTCTCCTACGCTGGTCTTACGCAAGGGCAGCCTGTACAACAAGTACCTGCAAACGATGAGGTACCAACACCTGTACAACCAGAGCAACCAAACACTTTAGAAACACCTAATTCATAAACATGGATTTTTTGACCGATCAAGAAAAGGAAAAAGTTGCTCGTTTTTGCGAAGACGAAGTAATGTTTGAAGCAGTAAAGAAAGTTTTACTAGCTCCAATCTACGAACAGGGTACTCTTAAGGCTGGAAAACCAGCTGACCCTACGTTTAACGGTGCACTTGCTCTATCAACCGTCCGATCTATTTCAGACGAAGAACTAGGGCGTGACCTGCGTGCCTTCACACAGGCAATGTCACAAGTTGAAACTGCTTGGCAGAAGCTAAGTGAGGTTCGACCTGTTGTTGAAAAACAGACAAAAAAAGTTGCCAACAAAGGCAAGTAGTGTGGTACAATAAACGTAATTGGTTCTCACACCGTTACAGAAGTGATTAAAACTAAACCTTTCAGAGTACAGGCTAACTGAACTACAACCTATCATGGCACAGGAAAATGATACTTCGGTAGATACTGGAGTTAATACTGATACTGGGACTGACACTAGTACAGATACTGACACAGATACTACAAACACTAATAACGAAACCGCAGCTGATAAAGCGAGCCGACTTAAGCGTCAACTTAAGCAGCACCTTAAGAAGTTCGGAGACGAAATTGGTGAGTTTGACCTTTCAGACATTACTGGAAGCGAAGACACAACTACTACTAATTCTAATGACAACAAATCGGACGAATTAGACTACGGCCAGCTAGCATATCTAAAAGCCCACGATATTGACTCACAAGATGAGATTGAAATGGTGCAAGAAGCTATGCAAGATACTGGTAAGTCACTAAAGGACGTACTCGGAAGCAAGTTTTTCCAATCTGCTCTCTCAGAAATGCGAGAAGCAGCAAAGGTGAATAATGCAATTCCTGACAGTAAACGACAGGGTGAAGGCGATGCTAAAAACACTGCTGATTACTGGCTCAAGAAAGGCGAACTGCCACCTGTGGAAATGGGCGACAAACTACGACGTGAAGTCGTTAACGCTCGTCTAGCAAACGAAACTTCAGGTTCAAAATTCTCTGGCGACCCAGTTGTGCAATAGTCTAAAACGTCTGTTTAATCAGACTTATGGCTAAAGTTTACGCTGAAGAATGGGCTGTAAAGCTCCAAGAAAAGCTTGATGAAGACAACAAGTGGAAGCGAATCTGTAAAGTTGAGTACACTGATTCAAAAGTGCTACACAACCCTTACTACACCGACCCAACTGTTGCTACTGGTACTCGTGGTTCTGCATACACACACCAAACTGTAGACCAAGTTGACGAGACTATCGACATCAACACATTCCAAATTATCCCTCAACTCATTGACCGAGCAGACGCTGCACAGTCACAGTACAGCAACCAAATGTACATGGCTGAACGTCAAGGAGTACTTCTAAACGAAGCAATCGAAACAGCAGTATTCGCTGAACACGCTCAGTTTACTGACTTCGACAACGCTTCAATTGGAGGTGGTGCTGGTAACATCACAGTTTCTGAAACAAACATTGACGACATCATTCGTGGTGTAAAACGTGAAATTCGTGAAGCTGACGGTGAAAACCTTATGGCACGAAATGGTCTTGTATTCGTATGGCGACCAGCAGACTTCGAAATGCTAGAAGCTTACGTACAAGCTAACGGTTTCTCAACAGCAGACGTTGCTCTTGAGAACGGAACTAAAGCAGGTTTCACTTACATGGGTGCAACTCACTTTAGCTCAAACAAACTGACTTCAGGTCACGTATTCGCAGGTGTTATGGGTGTTCTACACCTTGGTATCGTTAAAGCGACTTACGGACAAGTTGTAGTTGACCAAGAACCAGCTACTTCAGGAGGTGCAGTTTCAGGTATCGGTGTAGTATCTCGTGTAGACTACGCTGTTAAAGCTTGGAACGAAACAACACCAGTGTTGTTCGACATCCTAGTTGCCTAACCACTAAGACTCTCTCTTACGAGGGGGTCTTAACTGGTTATGTAACCAAACAATTTATGTCACTTACATTTACAGAAATCACAACGCTTACAGATGATATTGCTAAGTCAAATAGCACGTCATACCCACTAGCTAAAAAAGTACGAGATATCAACATGGCAATGGATAAAGTCCTTTCTATGATCTTTGAAGTTGGTGGAACATGGCAGTTTGACGACTCAAATCACACTGACTACCCAATTATTCAGACAAACCTAGTTGACGGACAACGTGACTACCAGTTTGTTGAAGACGGTAGCTCTAACCTAGTGCTTGAGATTCATAAAGTACTCGTGGCAACAGAAGACGGTCTATTCCAGGAAGTACGACCTGTAGACCAGCAAACTGACCCAGGAATGCACAACTTCTGGGACGGACAAAACGTAGAAGGCACACCGTATCGCTATGACAAGACTGCAAACGCTATCTTTTTAGACCCAATTCCAAGCTACAACGAAACTAACGGTCTTAAGGTGTTCATCAGTCGAGAAGGTTCTTACTTTACTACTTCAGATACCACTAAAAAGCCTGGATTTGCTGGTATCTTCCACAAATACCTAGCGTATTACGCAGCATACGAGTACGCATTCCGTAACGGTATCAAAACACAAGGCCAAATCTACGAACGAATGCTGCAGCTAGAAGACGACATTCGTAACTACTACGGACGACGACAAAAAGATGTACGACCAGTTCTAGCAGAACGACCTAAACGATTTAAGTAACATGGATTACGAAGCAGAAATTGCCACACTAAAGCAACAAGTAGACGAACTGCAGAAAATGCTAGCGTCTAAAACTCTTCTAGAAGAGACAGTACCGCGCAGTGTTGCACCGTATGACGACGGAACAGTATCTTCTGCAGACGGCGTAGTACCTATGTTAATTAACGGAGTTCGATACGACGTTTTGGTAAACGAAACATAATATGAAGTTCCCACTAAACGAGCAATGGAAAGTTGACCAAAGTTCAGACAAAGGTTTGAACCTTTTGTCAGTGCGTAACATCTCTTTTGAAAACAAGAAATACGCTACTCTTGCTCCTAAAAACCTTCGTATTTTTGATGAAAACGACGACGCAAGTTTTGAGGCAGCTATTAGCTTCTACAACGACCCAAACACAGGTGATATTGAAAAGATGTACTGTATTGACAATGACCCTTACAATATTGATCTTGATAGTCATAAAAGTATCTCCGCAGACACTAACGGTGCACAGCCTTCAGGTTCTCTTGACGGCTCAGGAGTAATGTTTAACGGTGATTGGGTAGTTACTGAATCAAACAACATTCACACAAACGACGGTTCTACTTGGACAGATCGTTCTATTGTATTAACAAGTGGTGTACGGCACCCTCTAGCTAACTTCCGAAACCGTAACAACCTAGCAGTAGGTAACGGTAACTCAGTAAAGCAATACAACACTAGCTATGCTTCAACTGTTGACCTCTCTCTCCCAGCTGGGCTAGAAGTTACAGGGCTTGCATACAACCGAAACCTTCTTGCAGTTGTTTGTGCTTCTTCACCAGGAGACGGCTATATGTTTATCTGGGACGGAGCTACTACACAAGCTAACTATGGCTACCCACTAAACTCACACCGAGCTATGTTCGTTGTGGCTTACGGTGGTACCTTTGTGACTCTCACAGGTGACGGAGAAATGCTTTATTGGACAGGTAGTGGTCTTGAACGCCTTGCTGCCCTGCCGTGTTTCTATAACTCGGCTCTCCTTGCCGAAATTCGTGCCTCAAACCGTAGTGTTGCTCACGATACGTCAGTAATGGTAGAAAAAGGCCGTATTTACATGAACTTGGAGCTAATTAATGACTCTGCTAATGAAGAACCAAGTACTTTTGACCCAAATCAACCTTCAGGAGTGTGGGTATTTGACCCAGAAGTAGGTTTATACCACCGAAATGCACCGACAAACGCTAAAGTTGTTGAAAAAGACGCTACAAACACTCAGATTGACACCTCAACAGACACAATCACAACTACTGCAACCGTTCCTGCCACTGGAACACCTGTAATGGTTGTAAATCGTAACGTTTCTATCACTCCAGTTGAACAAGCAGTCGTTTACTACACTATTAAGGTTTCAGACACTGAATTTCAGCTTGCTACAACGTACACAAACGCTCTTGCAGGTACAGAAATTGACCTAACTGCAGTAGATGCAGGTACATACGACTTCTCATGGCTTCCAAATGGTGACTTTGGAATGGTTATGGGTGGTGGTAATGCATTTGGTATCTCACAGACTGGTGCACGAGGTGCTAGTTCTTCTTCTACTTCATTGTTTACTAACCTTGTATACAGTACAGAAAGCGCTGGTTCGTACACTGCGACTGACAACGATACAGTGTGTGTTAGTTGTGCTTACGGTGAAAACCGAGGAACGATTGTCACCCAAAAAATCTTCTCGCCAGATGTAACTACTACATGGCAAAAGGTGCTAGTTAAATCTCGCGGTATCAAGACAGACGTAGACAAAGTGCTCATGAAAGCACGTATTTCAGAAAATTCTGACTTTCCTATCTTCTCAAACGAGAATGAGCACGGAACATGGGTTGATTCTACTAGTTTCACTACGACAACTGACCTAACAGCTGTTCAAACTGCACTAGACGCAGGGAAACAGTACGAAATTGAGTTTGTGTACAACGCTGGAGCAGGTTATACAGCTCATATTACTGGGCTGTCAGAATCTTCTGGTACATGGACGGTAACAATTGACGAAACTATCCAAAATATCACTGCAGGAGATCGTACAGAGTACGTGATTGACAACTGGGAAAAGGTTAAGACTGCAGATGATGCGGATAGCCCTGACACAGAAGACGATAAGAACTACACCGAGTTCTCATTCGGGGACATGTTCCAGGATAGTAAGTGGCTTCAATTAAAGTTCGAGCTTCGAGGAAATAAGGTAGCTCTTGAAGAATACGAACTAGTTTTTGACACTCACAATATAACGACATAACATTATAAATATGGCAACAGATACATTAACATCAGATCAACGAAAATCACTGAATAGTTCTCTCAAAGGACTTCAGACTTCTTTGAATACTCTTCAATCTAATTTCGCTAACAACTCAACGATTCGTTCTCAAGACTTGCAACCAAGTCAGTCTTTTGAGCTTGTCCAACCAGCACCTTCTACTGCAACCGCTGGCCTTTCAGGGACAATGGAAACTCTGACTGGTACAGACGCTTTCACACGAGACGTAAACCGAGAGAAAGATATTGCTGGTGCCAACACTCAAGCTGCCTTTGAAGACTACCTAGACCGACTCGTTAACGGTCGTACACGATCTGATATTGAGGCTGATGTATTCTCACAACGTGGTGGTGTTGATGATCTGCAAGAAGAGCTGGACGACATTAACTCTCAAATCCTTGCTGAACAACACTCACGACGACGTAAGCTAGAAGCTCTCGACGAAAACCCTAACGGACTATTTGGTGGCGCTCTTGACGATGAAAAAGCTCGTATTGAGAAAGACTCTCTACGTAAAGAAGCAGACCTGTCTGTTATTCAAATGGCACGACAAGGACGATTCGACAGTGCTAAAACTATTGCTGACCGAGCTGTTGACGCTGAATTTGAACGTGAACAACAAATCACTAATGCAGTTAAGCTTAACTACGAGGTAAACAAAGACCTATTCACCACGGCTGAACAACGTGCCTTCGAAACAAACCTAGGAAACCGAGAACGTGAACTGACTAAGCAACGTGCAGATGCTCAAGCGCTATCTGACGCTAAGCTTGATGCTCTTAAGACAGCACAAATGAACGGCGCTCCTCTAAGTATCATTCAAGGTATTCAAAACGCTACAACCCCACAAGGTGTTCTTACTGCAGGTGGTAAGTGGGCAAGCGCAGACCTTCTTGCACAAGCAGCACAACGACAAAGCATTGCTTCATCACGTACTAACCAACTACTTGCTCTAGGTAAGGCTGGTGACGCGAGCGCAATTTCTGAGCTAGGTTTTGACCCACGAGAAGACACAGGAAACACTGGTCTAAGCGCCACAGAGACACGACAACTTAACGATAAAGTTACTGCCTCTAACACACTTATTGATCTTGCGACACAGTACCGAGACTTGGTAGACGAACGAGGATTTACTAACACAATCTTTGGTAACTCAGACGTACTTGGTGAAATTGACGCTCTTCGAACTGAAATTACTGGTGTATACAAAGAAGCACGTTCTCTAGGTGCGCTTGACTCTGGTGTTATCACAATGGTTGAAGGTGTCCTTGGACAAGAGCCAACAAGTACTATTAACCCATTCCGTAACATCTTCGGACGAGGTGCTAACCGAATCACGTCTTCACTAGATACTCTTATCGAAGGTACTGCTGCTGAACGAGACTCAGCACTATCACGACTAGGTTACACGCCACTTGGTAACTCAGTTTCATTTGGTCTTTCACCAGAAGAAGACGCGTTAATTAACAGTTCATTTGGAATTGACACAAGCATGAGTACTACCTCTTCAGTGTTTGACCCAGCTAACTACTTTGCAAAATAATATGGCTTTCTCAAAAGAAGAACAACAAATCATTGATTACGCAAAAGCTAACGGTAAGACTCCAGCTCAAACCAAGCAAGCTATTGCTGCATTTCGTGCACAAAACTCTACACAAACTCAACAAGAGCCTGAAAAGCAGACATTTGGTCAAGACCTAAAAGAAGACTTTTTAGGTATTGGTGAAAACGCTGTAGATCAATTCTCACAGGCGACAGACAACTTCCAAGACATTATGGAAGACGATAGCCGAAACGTTGCTGAAAAAGCTGTTGGATTAGGTGGTGAAGCCTTCCGACGAGGTGGTCGATTTATTGGGGGAACATTAGTAGGCGGTCTAAAAATGCTTGCTCCTCAAGGAGTTGAGGATAAAACAGCTGAAGCACTACGTGGTACAGGCGAACAGATCGTAAATCAGACAAAAGCACAACTTGAGCAGTTACGACAAGGTTCTGCACAAGAGCAAGAAGTAGCAGCTACAGTAGATCGCCTAATCAACCGATACGAAACAGACCCTAAATTTAAGCAGAATGTAGACGCTGCAGGTGGTTTTGCTGAAGGTATTGCAGAGATTCTCGGGGGTGGTGCAGCAGTTCGTGGTGGTAAAGAAGCAGTGCAAGCAACTACTCAACTTGTCCCCACACGATCGTTGACACGAGAATTTGACTCTCCTTATTTCCGAGATAGTGAAAACGCTATTGCTAAAGGTATTCAAAACACAAAGATTGCTGCAGTAGACACAGCTCGTGGTTTATCTGATAAAGCAATTGACGCTGCTGTAGTGGGTGGTCAAAAGGTGGCTCAGACATACCGAGACCTTGTAGAAGGATCAACACAACGTATTACTGCAAACCTAGACAATAAAGCTCTGCGAGAAAACTCAGGTCTTGATTTAGATGATGTAGAGATCAACCTAGGTGATATGTATGTAAACGCTGTTTCTCCAGGTGTTAAAGGAAAGAAAAAGACTGTTGAAGGCATTATTGAAAATAAACAAAATGCTGTTAAATCAGTTAAAAACATCGTAGAAAACAAAGCTAACCTTACTTTCCGAGATATTGAGACTAACAATGTAGTTAGTGGTGAGCTTCCTTCAAACCTATGGGAATTTGGAGGTTCTGTTACGCACCAAAAATCTCAAGTGTACAAAGAGGTTCTTGATCGAGTTGGAGCTGCTGCGGATGAACCAGTTGACACTTCTCGAATTGTAGAAGCTATGACTGAGATTATGGACGACCCAGTGTATGCAAATGAAACTGCTATCACTAACCGTGCACAGCAAGCTCTCAATAAGTACTTGCTCACTGATTACACACCACGTCAAATTGAAGACCTTATCCAGCTTGAAAACGATCGTCTGCAAGCGTTTTACCGAGGTTCTGGTACACAGGCTGACGCTATCGTGTCTGCGATTGTTGCAAATAACCTCCGAGATATGCTCGATGAGGCTGTTGAAGCTGCAGGAGGTCAGGGTGTGAAAGAGCTGAAACAACAGTACGGTGCACTTAAGTCAATTGAAGGAGACGTAATCCACCGTGCTCTTCACAACTCACAAGCTCGTGAAGCAGGTCTTGTAGATATGTTCGGTATTCGAACTATCGGAGACGTAGCAGCAGGTGCTGCAGGTGATCTAGGAGCGCTGCGTCGAGGTGCTGGACAGATTGCTGGTGAAGGATTTATCAAGGCTCTTAACGATCGTGACGCATTAATTAATCGTATGTTTATGGTTGCAGACCAAGCATATACGGCTGAATAGGCAGCATGATAAAATATTAGTAATAACATGACTACTTACAACAACGTACAAAAAACATCTCTTACAGTAGAAGAAATAAACGCTGTAATTCAAGACTCACAGAATCGTGTGTTTATGAATGGCGACAATAAACTCTACCGTGAACAAAGTGATAATAGCTGGAGCAATACGTCTCAAGCTTCAAGTACTTGGAATACAGTAGTTAAATCAACGTAATATGGCAGATCAAAAAGTAACAGACCTGACAGAACTAGCTGAAGCGCCACAAGATAGTGATATTCTTGAGGTAGTAGATACTTCTGACACTACTCATGACGCAGCAGGTACTTCTAAAAAACTAACTTTCGCTCGTATCAAGACATACGTCGAAGCTTTTACTAGTTATTTCAACCTATCAAGCAACACTTCAGATGACATTACAGAGGGTTCAACTAATCTTTTCATGTCTTCTGCAGAACAGACAAAACTTTCTGGTGTTGAGACAGGTGCAACCGCAGATCAAACGGGCGCAGAAATTAAAGCTGCGTATGAGGCAGAATCAGACACAAATGCCTTCACAGACGCAGACCACACAAAGCTTGACGGTATTGCTACAGGTGCTGAAGTTAACGCAGTGGATAGTGTAAACACCCAAACAGGCGCTGTTGTACTTGACGCAGATGATATCGACGATGCTTCGACTACACACAAATTCGCTACCGCAGCCCAACTTACAAAAGTTGACGGTGTAGAAGCAAATGCCACAGCCGATCAAACAGACTCTGAAATTGAAACTGCCTACAATAATCAAGTGTCCCAAGTATCAGCTGGAGAGAAGACTGCAGGTACAGAAACAGGTGTACGACGATTTGCTCCAGCCGACGTTAAGTCAATGATCGACACACACGGTGGTTCAGGTGGCGCTTCAGAATTATCTGATCTTTCAGACGTTGATTCTTCTGTTGGCTCTCCTTCTGACGGTGATATTCTTGTGTATCGTTCTGCAGGTTCTGATTTTGTGCTAGAAGCAAAACCAGCTGCAGGTTCTAATCCAGCTGCTGCAGACATTACAGACGCTACAGCAGACGGTATTGCACTCATCACAAGTTCTGACGCTAACCCATTCACAGACGCTGACGAAACTAAACTAGACGGTATTGAAGCAAGCGCAGACGTTACAGACACAGCTAACGTTACAGCTGCGGGTGCTCTTATGGACTCAGAAGTTACAAACCTTGCACAAGTTAAAGCATTTGACTCTGCTGACTACGCAACAGCCTCGCACAATCACGCTGCATCAGATATAAACTCAGGTACATTTGCAGACGCTCGTATTGCAGAAAGCAACGTGACCCAGCATGAAGCTGCTCTTACGGTTACTGAAAGCCAGATTAGTGATCTAGGTTCATACAAAACTACAGGTTCTGATGAAACTGCTAATGTAGCTGCTGCCTCTGATACTTCTGCTGGTAAGGTTGAGTTGGCAACAACAGCAGAAACTAATACTGGTACAGATGACTTGCGCGCGATTACACCAGACGGTTTAGCTGATTCTTATGCTGGTACAAAATCAGTACAACTAGATATTTTCGGAGATGTCGCAACTGGTGACGGTCAGGCTAAAATCATCATCCCTTCACATGTCAATGGAATGAATCTTGTGGAAGTAGAAGCACATGTTGGGACTGCTGGGACAACAGGTACGCTTGATATTCAAGTACGCAATGCCACTGACGCAGTAGACGTACTTTCGACTAAACTAACTATCGATAGTGGAGAAACTAGCTCCACTACAGCAGCAACTGCAGCTGTCATAAACACTTCCAATGACGACGCTGCGACTAGTGATGTTTGGTACGTGGATATTGACGCGGTACAGACTACTGCACCGTCTGATTTATCAGTTGTATTAGTATTTAAGAAACCTTAATATGTGGAACGTTAAAATTAGAGACAAAGGTGTAGCTGACGAAGCTATCACTGTACAAGTAGAATTTACTAAAGATTCAGAAACAATTGTTCGCAATTTTTCTGCCAATTCTCAGTCTGCTATAGACCAAAAGATTATTTCTTACCGTGACGCGCTTAAGAAACGTGACGAAGATTTTGATTCTGTTGCAGTAGGCGATTGGATTGACCCAACTCAAGAAGAAGTGACACCAACTCAAGAAGAACTTGAGGCTCAAGCGTGGGTTGAGCAGTGGGAAATCTACACTAAAGCAAAACTTGGTATGGAGGCACTTGCAGAAGCTGGAGCTGAACCTACACCAGAAGAACTTGCCTCTTTCGAGGCACTAAAGACTTGGTTGGTTAGTAATCGTAAATCAGAGTACACTCACTTAATTTAAGTATGGCATCTGGTTTTAAAACAGCTACAATACAAACAGGTCAGGTAACAGGAACACTGACCGATTTCCCTGTGACTGTTGATCTGTCAGACGTTGGTATTACGACGCTTGCAGAAGCAGAGAGTGTACGTGTCTATAGTGACAGTGCAAAGTCAACGGAATTAGCACGAGAGATAGTTTCTGCGACAGAAATGTATGTTAAAGTGCCAAGTGCATCAACCTCGACCAGTATTTACGTTGATTTTGACGGCGTACAATCTGACTATGCTGCCACCGCAACATATGGTCGTAATAATGTATGGAGTGATTATTACCGTGTTTTTCACCTAAACGAGTCTAGCGGTTCTGTTGCGGTAGACAGTACAGGAAATCAAGACGGTACTTATCAAGGTAGTCTTCCTACGCAAGTTACTAGTGATTATATAAACGGGCATGATCTTGTTATCGGAAATGGTGACTACGTATCTGGGCTTGGTACTGCTCAATTAAATAATCAAGACTTCACGGTCACTTCATATTTACACCGTGATACCAGTTCTAACTTTGGTGTTTTGGGTAAAAACCAATCTGGTGTATCTTTTGAAATTCGTCTAGAAATTTCTTCTGGGAATACTTTGCGTAATCGAATCAAGACAAGTCCTGGTACTGATATAAACTTCACAGGCTCAACTAACCTAGCAGCAGGAACAGATTATCACTGTGCATGGACTTTTGATGTCTCAGCTATTGCTGGTGAGGTTTTTGTAAATGGCTCTAGTGACGGTACAGGTACGGGTAGTGGTACTATGTTTGCTAACTCTTCTGATCTGGTTATCGGAGCTTCACGAAACGACGGTGGTACATACCCGTATGACGGTAGTATCTACATGTTGCGTGTACGACGAGAAGTTATGTCTGACGATTGGATTTCTGCAGAATCTAACTGTGTTATGAACCCTACTGCATTTTGGGGAACCTGGACAGATGTAACAGTGACTGAACCTGATACTGTTAATCCCAACGTTAGTTGGTGGTCTTAAAGATATGATTAAACTTGACCCAGTATACCCACGAATACTTGCAGATCGAGACAACTACCGAAAGTGGTATTTAGACGAGCCTGTACAAGTTGAGCTACATAACGGTCATGTATTGCGTATACCCAAAGGCTACCGATTTGATGCTCATTCTGTACCCTTTCTTTTTCGTTGGATTTTCCCTAAAAAGGAAGGTAAGGACATATATGCATCTATGATTCACGACTTTTTGATTGATATTGAAATGTTTTTGCGATACAACCGTCGTTTCCAAGACGAAGTCTACACAATCATGATGCATGACTCTATCTACCAAACCAATAAATACCGATCTTTCTTCATGCCTCTTGCAGTACGTCTTTTCGGTTTTCTTAAGTTTGGTATCTGGGGTGATTATCGAGGAGAGCCAAAGTTGAATACTAAGGTTAATATTATTGTGATGAATGATACAATTTAATTATGACTAACTATAACGAACATAACTCAGGACGTTCAAGCGACTACTGGGAAGGTGTTGAACACGGTAAACGCCACAAGTACCCCTCACGAGGTACTCTTGACGCTGTTCGTAAACTAGAAGACAAGATTGATGATAACCACAAAGAAGTCATGGTCGAAATTAAAGAAATTAAAAGCACTCAGTCAGAGTTTGACAAACGTGCAGTAACGTGGGACTACTCAAGTAAGACTATCTTGGCTATGCTAGGATTAATTGTAACGTCATTCTTTGTCGCGGTCATTAACTTTTTCATAAAATGATATGAAACATTGGGAGTACACAATCAACTCACTATGGCTACTTAATCTAGTTGTTCTAGCAGTAGGTGTATTTTATGCTATCCCAGATAAATACTTGCTAGACTACCGTTCTATTGATATTACATATGAATGCATTGACGGAGAACAGATTTTACACGCTGTTTCAGAACGATACCCTAAAATTACTCTTGCTGGTTCAGGTGAAGATAATATCTTCATTTACCCTGTATCAGACGGTGATTTACCAGTTAAACGTATCGAGTGGTCAGGTGCTACGTACCGTGTAGGAACTACGAACGATGCTTGGGATATTATTATTGAAGGAGAAAACCTTCAGCAAGGAACATACCTCTTGCGTGGAGAGATTCTAGTAAAACTACTATTTTTAACACGCGCCTTAGACCCTGTCGACTCTAATAGCTTTGAAGTATCAACATGTCAAAAGAAATCTTAATGCTACTGTTAATGTTTTGTATTGTTTTAACGCAGATTGCGACAGTCTTTAAGAAACCCTACTGCTATATTCCTCAGAGTGATTTAGACGAGGCTATCGCAGATTCGTTTGTAAATTACCTCGAATTAGAAGGTTACACAGACATTTAGAATATGTTATTATGAAATTATCTAAAGTTAGAGCTAAAGTAATTAGAAAGCGTACACCTCGTAGAGTCAATCCTCGAACACTAGCATGAAAGTTCTCATTCTACATAAAGACTCTCTTACCTCTAAGCGTAAAAAAGAAATAGAAACTGCAAAGACGTTTCTTGATAAATACACTCCTTTGGAGTGGGAATTTACGTATCGACGTGACCGAGAACTAGAAAAAAACCTTGTTCTTGAAAACGGTGACAACTTAGACGAGCATTCGATCAAGGAGTACGTAGACGAACCTGAATACGACATTATTCACTTAGATATTACAGAAGCAACATGGAATAAATTGGGGCTTCGTAAAACATTATATGGTCAAGCTGAGTATATTGGCGGTCAAGGTATTACTTATGGTCGTTGGACTGAACGCCGAGTCAACTATGTAAAACGACTTCCTATTCACCTGCAATTCTTGTCGGAGGTAGGTCTTGGTATCGTGCATGAAATAGCTCATATTTTACGAGCTAAGTACAAAATGAAGTATGCAATTCATTCATATTTCTACGGGTACAAAGACCTGCAACTCGCAAGCGAACGTCATACTAAACCAAGTCCTCGACGTTGGGTAAAGACTCCTAACCCTGACGTTTTCTATGAGTCTATTCCGTTCAAGCTAGAAGAGGAAGAAGTTAGTACACCTGCTTCAGTTGGACTTGTACCAATGCTGAAACAGCCACACTGGGATAATGTTACACAGACGTTCCTTAACCCTAACTCTATCTATCCTACTACTGGCGTTCATATTGGCGTTGACTTTGGTTGCCCTGAGTGGACACCTGTCTATGCACCAGCAGACGGACGTGTCACACGAAACGAGGTGAACCATAATGTTCTTGGTAACTGTGGTTACTTCCTATTCCAGCACGAGGGTGCATATTGGGCATTCCGATACGCACATTTAGTAGTTGCTCCTATAGTCGGAGACTACAAGCAAGGTGACATTATTGGCTTTACTGGAAATACTGGTTTATCTACAGGTGCCCACTTACACGTCGACCTTTGGATTGAGGGTATCATTCGAATCAATCAACTTAGCGACAAAGCAGACGTAGAACGCTGGTGTCGAGATATTAAGCTATTTATTGACGGAGAAGTATCTAAACCAACACCGACACCTGTACCAGACTGCTCTCTTGATATGTTTAGTAACGAAGAGCTATTAGAAGAATTAAGCAAACGTTTAAAATGAGATATTTAACTGACAAACTACTTACAAAGACCGCTGTAATGCTTTTTGTAATGGTGCTACTTATTGTTTCTATTGTAATTATGGAATTTCGAGGCACTGAATACAGCGACTATCTACAAGATATTGCACTTCTTGTTGTAGGTTATTTCTTTGGAGATCAGATCAAAGACTCAACACCAAACCAGCTCGGGTAATCCACAGGTGCCTATTGTGCAAAGATTATAGACTGGTATTCTAATGAGTGAGAGGGAGAACCTCTCCACTGTAGCGATACAGTGAACCAAGCTCTACGTTGTACGGCAAAACACCCCTATCACTTAAGATAGGGGGTTTTGCTTACTGTACCACCAGTGTGGACTCGAAGGGAATCGAACCCTCCCAAGCTCCGTGCAAGGGAGCCTCGCCAGCCTTGGAACATGCAAGCCCAGTGCGGAAGCCGTGAGAATCGAACTCACCCAACAAGTTTTGGAGACTCGTTCGCCACCTTGGGACATGGGCTACCATATGTTCGTATTCTATGACAATTTGAACACACAACTTCACATTTTGCAATCTCTCTTTTAACCTTAGTCCAGCTACCACAGCTTACAAGCTTGGCTACCCCGTACTCTTTTTTAGAGGGGTCTAGATGATCGAACTCCATTACGTAATATGGATATTTAATTCCGCAATCAGTGCAGGGAACATCTTTTACACTGCGTATATACTTTATGATGCGTTCTTTCTTTTTTAAATTGTTTGCAATATATTGCCCTTTGTTTTTGTAATAATGTTTACGTCTTGCTGCCTTAAGACGAGGATCATTTGGGTCTTTGTATGCCATGTAGCGACCTAGGGAGTTGAACCCTACACATGATGCTTATGAGGCACCCCTGCCCACCAGAGCAGCTGATCGCTATTGTCAGGATAGAAGGAATCGAACCTTCACCTTACCCGTCCAAGGGGCACACGCTGCCACTACGCTATATCCTGAATGTGTCTCCTACAAGAATTGAACTTGTGTCTGCTGGGCTTCAACCAGCCGTGTTCCCTCTACACCAAAGAGACAATGTGCGCTATGAAGGACTTGCACCCTCTACTTCTGATTGGAAGTCAGATGTGTTGCTCGGTATACCAATAACGCAATGCTGGAACGCTGGGATTCGAACCCAGAACCTTCACCTTAACAGGGTGCTACTCTACCGATTGAGTTACATTCCAATTAACCGTGTACGTACTTTTCTAACTCTTTAATTATTACACCTTCCCTCCTAAACTCTCGGTACACTTGTTTATAGAAGTTACCGTCTGAACTAGAAGAGCTTATTGTAATAGTCCTGTTTGCTCCATAAGGATAACATACGTAATGTTTTTTATTTTTCCTAATCTCAGAACAGTAAGGCCTAATAAGTTTCAGTACTTTTTTGGTCTTCATATTTCCATACTACATGTCGATCAAATGTTTGCAACACTGCAATGTGGAAAATGAACGCTGGGTGGGACTCGAACCCACGTCTAGGAGGTTTGCAATCTCCCCTCTTGCCTCTTGAGTACCAACGTGTACACCTGACAGGATTCGAACCTGCACCCCACTGTTTCGAAGACAGTTGCACTTCCGTTGTGCTTCAGGTGTATATATATTGTACACGATATTGGATTCGAACCAATGTCCACCTCGATGTAAGCGAGGCACTCTGACCACTGAGTTAATCGTGCGTTTGTCACCCTAGGGGGAATCGAACCCCCCTTTCTTGGTTGAAAACCAAGCGTCCTGACCGCTAGACGATAGGGCGGTAGTCGATAGTGGAATCGAACCACTGGCTATTCCTTATCAGGGAAGTATTTTACCATTAAACTAATCGACTAGTGTGTTCCCACAAGGAATCGAACCTTGGTCTTGTGGTTAAAAGCCACCTGCTGCACCATTCAGCTATAGGAACATCTACTACGCTATGGTCAGATAGACGGTGATCGAAACCGTACCTCCAGTTTCACAGTCTGGTGCTCTGCCACTTGAACTACTACCTGACCGCAACGTAGTATGGTACGCCAAGCTGGATTCGAACCAGCACTGTAACGGGTTTAAACCGTCTGCCTCTGCCGTTGGGCTATTGGCGTGTACACGAGGTGAGATTCGAACTCACAAAATCTTGTTTCTAAGACAAGCGCCTTTACCGTTTGGCCACTCGTGCGTATAGGGGGAGGGACTCGAACCCTCAACAAAGGAGATTTTGAGTTTCCTGCCTCTACCATTGGGCTACCCCTATAGTGATCCCAATAGTGGAATTGAACCACTCTCTCCTGTTTACAAGACAGGTGCATCGCCACTGAATGCTTATCGGGCTTAAGGAATCTAGGCGAGAACAACTAGATTCCAGTGCGGTAGGTAAGGGACTCGAACCCCTAGACGCTTGCACGCCGACTGTTTTCAAAACAGCTTGTCGCTCCTATGACCGACCTACCTTTTTTACGACTACCGTATGTAAGTACTCTCAACGGCTTGTCGGGGCAGAGTTCATGTACTTCACAGACAGCACTCTCCGAACAACGGGAGGAAGGTAGGGGAGTCGAACCCCTAAGGCTTACGCTCGTTCGGATAGCAACCGAGTGCCGTCTCCTGTCGGCTTGACCTTCCAAATACTAGGTTACAGTTTTTAAAGACCGTGACAGACTCGAAAGTCTCCTAGTATTGCGGAATGGACGAGACTTGAACTCGCAACCTTCGCCCTGACAAGGCGCTACTCTACCGTTGAGTTACCACTCCGTGTGTGCGCCAGGTAGGAATCGAACCTACTATGTGCTTAGCACGGGAGGTTTACAATCTCCCTGGTCTCCAAGACGCTCTAACGCATTTGGGAAGCACACCCTTCCCAGTGCTGGGTTTCAGGGAATCGAACCCCAATCTCGAAGGTCAAAGCTTCGCGTCCTACCGTTAGACGAAAACCCAATAGTTATTAACAGGATATCATATTTCCCATTTGTGCCAATCCTTACGTTGTAGACGATTGCGTGTAAACCCACACGCATTGATACTTTTAGACCGTTCTAGTGCAAAAGCTTTTCTGATTAATTTCTCCATTTGGAAGGTGTTAATACCCGAAGCTTTAATCCATTTACCCCAACTTGCAACCCACCGACCCTTTGCAAAACCTGCGTCAACTACCATTCCCATGAGTTCTTGGTGTTCTACAGATGCTTTTGTTTCTGGGTTCTCTAGTTTACTTTGGATGTGCGAAAAATCAAGTTTCATATTCTCTCGTCAAAGTCAGGTTCTGACACATTTATTGATTCTTCCCCTGTTATGAGCTGTGTGCTCAGTAATTTTGTGTACTCCATATTAATTTAAGTGTCCGTTTTCCTTGTAAAACTTTTTTAGTCTTTCTCGTTCTTCTATTTTTGCTAGGTTTGAACGATATTCAAGAGCTTGACGTAACCATTCCTTTTGTTGTTTAAAGGTAAAAGTTCCAAAACCTTCAGCCATGTTTAAAGTATTTGTAGCAACATTTGCATAATACTCCATGTCTGAGTATCGTTCGCTGAACTCTTTTACTTGTTCTTCTATTGTTTTCATATCAACTAACTAACCTAATAAACTTCTCTGCGTCTTCTTCTGTGGCTGGTTGTCCTGTTTTTAAGTCAAAGAAAACTACTTCACCTTTTTCATGCCATGCAACCATTTGCTTTAACGGTACAACATCATCTCTGTCAAAACCCAATCTTTCACCTTGGTTAAGAAAACGAAAATAGTCTCCCATAACCTGCATATAGTGCTGTAGCTGTGGTTCGTGGCCGATGATTTTAAATAGGTGTTCTTTTCTTGGCTGGTTCGGCTCAAGTGACGTATAAACCCCATCATTCTGCTTAAATAGCACTGTCATTCTGTCCCATGTTGCATTTTTGTATTGCACCTCACACCCAAAACTCAACTCTTTAAGCTCTGGTATTCTGTCACGTACTAATTGTTTTGCTTTTTCTATGTTTGTCATAGTCTTTGAAATTAATCGTTAGCCGTTAATTCTCTCCAGTATTCTGGTTCGTCCATAGGTAGATTACCGTCAGTGTCTCTACCGCTGGTAGCCCAACCTTCTGGGAATCCTCCAGCTCTATGACCAAGTATGCAGACTGGTCTTTCTGACCAGACGATTGCCACCTCGTCACCATTGTCATAAATGCCGATAATTTCCGTGCCGTCTCTTGGTGCTGTTTCTATTTTATTCATGCTTTTTGATTATTATTTCAATACATAAATTATAACAAAACAAAAACCCCCGTGTGGGGGTCTCTGTGGATTACTACAAGTTAGTTACCAGATACAATACTCCGTATACTATGCTCAAGACTCCAACTAGAGCTAGTAGTTGAGTTGTATAACGCAACATACTAAAGATTGATGAATGGTACTGCAGAACCTGGCACAAACTGCTGTGGCAAGTTACCGTTCCATTTTTCAATAGCTTGTAGCTGTACGTAGTTGTCTCCTCCTTGTTGAGTAATCGCTTCTGCCTGAATACGGATAGCCTCTGCTTCAGCTTCTGCTTGTGCTACACGTTGTTCAGCTTCAAACTTAACACGTTCTAGATCATTTTCAGCTTTTTGAGCTTCCTGCTCTGCAGTTACTTTAGCTTCAATTGCTTGGTTAAATGAATCTGAAAAGTTGAAGTTGATAATGTCAACGTTTGTTACCGTAACAAAAGCTTCGTTTAGTCGGTCACGGAGAGCAGTTTCGATTGCTTCCTTAACCGCTGGACGCTGGGTGATGAGTGCCTCTGCATTAAACGCAGCTGTTCCAGCCTTAATTGCGTCTTGAATTGCGGGGTCTACAACTGCTCGTTGTACATCACGCTTGTATTCTCGGTAAAGAGATTCTACTCGTGTAGCGTCAATGTTGTATTGAACTGCTACAGTCGTAGTTACATCCTGCAAATCTTGAGAAGCTGCAGTTGCCTCTACTTCTACTTTTTGTACTGCTACAAAGTACTTGTGGGTGTCTTCAGTGAATGGATTTACAATGTGGAAACCTTCATCGAGAACTCGGTCAACTTTACCAAACTTTGTTACAACAACACGTTCTGTTGTGTCTACAATCTTGAACGCTGAGAACAAGATAATAAGTCCGATAAATGATGCGACTGCAAGTAGTACGAACTTAATAATTCGATTTTGTGCAGCACGCTCTTCGTCAATATATGACATATTATTTACGTTTACGCTTCTTGCTAAATTTTACGCCGTTTTTCATGCCTGATTCGTACACCTTCTTAAGAAGGTACGCAATGGCGATTACGGCTACTACTGTTACTATGACTTTGAAGTGCATAATACTTTTATATTAAAGTAAGTAATTCTGCTGTAAATAGCAGGGTGTGAATAACTACTTTTTAACCTTTTTCTTGGCGGTCTTTTTAGTAGCTTTCTTGACTGTTTTTTTAGGTGTGCCTTTAATTGCAGCTTCTGCTTTGTCTAGCTCAACCTGCAGATCAGCCAAATGTCGCTTGTGTTCTTTTGACTCTAGTGTGTCAATTCGATCTTTTATAGACTCAACTAAGTGGATAAGGTAGATCAATACCAGTCCAATCATCATAATAGCGATTCCAATAAAAAGTGCTTCCATAAATTAAGGGGTTATTGTATATCCCAAGTCTTCTTGGGCTTCTGCTTCTAATTCTTCTTTGTTCTTTTCGTAGTCTTTACCACGAAGCTCTTCGTGTAGCTGCGTGACTCGTCGCCAGTAACGATCTTCTTTACAAGCGTCAAATACGATAGCTGCGATAGTTGTATCTCCTCCTACCCACTTCAGACCAGGGTATTTTTGCATGAGCAGAAATGCGATAGCTTCGTACTTGTTTTTTCGTTCTCGTGCCCATTCTTCTGTTTCGAGCAGAGACTTCATGTTCTCCATTCCTGAATTAAGTGCCATATGTTTATGCTTAGAAAGGAATATTGCTTGGGTCAATTTCCTCTGGTTGTGGATAATCTACGTCAGTATCAGCTACTTTCTTTGGTTCGTTGCGAGGCGCAAATTGAATTTGCTCTGCAACAATCTCAGTACGGTATTGTTTTTGACCGTCTTTTTCCCAAGAACGAGTTTGTAGTCGACCTTCTACATATGCACCACTACCTTTCTTAAGGTATTTTCCTGCGTTTTCTGCAGACTTACCGAATACAACAATGTTGTGGTACTCCGTTTCTTCCTGTCGATTTCCGTCTTTGGTGTAGACACGATTAGTAGCAAGACTGAATGTTGCTACACTTGTGCCACTTGGTAATGCTTTTACTTCTGGGTCACGGGTTAAGTTCCCGAATACCATTGCTTTGTTTACGTACATCTTATGATTCGCTTAATAGTTCGTCTAATTTTTTTTCTACTACGTATCTGTAGTAAGTGGCAGGTTTGCCTTTTTGCATCACAGCCACTGTTCCTTTACTCGACAACCAAACATCAATTTTCGTTTCACCTCTAGTGAGTCTTAGTTTTTTCTGTTCAGAATCGAATCCAAAAACATCCCAACCTAAGTCTCTTGCCAAGTAACCAATACTATCAGGTGTCATGTCTGACACGGCTCTGTCTGTTTCCATATTAGAACTTGGTTAACTGCATAATCATTTCGTCCATTGCCTTCAGATCGTCGATCTGTTGTGCTTCGTACAACTTAATCTTCTCCTCTACATCCTTACGCTCAATTACAAGATAGTGTAACGGCTTTGCAGCAATGCGTGGGTCGTAGAAGATAAAGTATAGCTTCTTAAGCTTTTCATTTACGATGAAGTACTGTACAGACTGTTCTTCGTAGTCACTCGGTACTTTCTTCTCAAAGTAAGCTTGCAGGTGACGAGCAGAAGATAAACATTTTACTTCTGTTGCTTCTGTTGCGCTGATTTCACCGTCAGGAGATAGAGCGATATATTCGTTTTTATCACTCACCCATACTTCGTCTTTCTCTTTGACTTTTTTCCCAGTCATTTCTGAGAATACGTCTAGTGCTTCACGCTCTAGACTATGGCCTCGTTCCATTGGGTCTTGGCTATCTAGCTCATGTTCTACAGTGAGTCGTTCTGCTAGTGCTTCGTAGAAACCAATCTTACGATTTGTTCCCCGCTTTACTATCAGATTTTTTAGCTTGCTTCCCGTTAGTCGACCCTTTCTCCACTGGAGCCACTGTTCGCTGTTTTGTGCTAGTTTTAGTCTTTGCATGTAATTTTAGCTTAAGTTCGTTTTTAAGTTGTTCCAAAGGTTTATGGAATTTACCAGGTATTGTAACCCAGACCTTTTGCAATTCTTCGAGATTTGCACAGGCGTTCATAGAATCTGCATGTTCTCCCATTTCTTCCATGAATACTTCCTGCTTGTGTTCTTCGAATGCTTCCATTTCTTCTGATGAAGCAATTTCGCCACTTGCAGCATAACCTAAGTTTGCTAACGCTCGACCTAGTGCAACAGTTTCTAATTTTTCAAAAAACTTTTCTTTGTTTTGATTCTTGATTAACTCCATAGCGTGACCTGTTGCCTCTGCGCTATGAGGGTCTTTCTTATCTTTCAGTACCCGAGCCTTGATAACAATATGTGTCTCAGTTACTTCAGGTGTAGTTTCCACGAGTGCTCGTGGGTTTTCTTCTCGAAAGAGTAGAAGTCGCTCTGCAACCTTGGCGTAATCGTTGCCTTTGAGTTGCATAGTTTTAGCTTTCTTCATGTTGTTGTTCTCTTATTTCGTCTACTCGATTATTAATGTATGCGTCAAAGTCTTGACCTGGGTGACGTGTTTCCCACTCTTGACGCTCACGTTCAAACATACACATACTATTTAGCAAATGCCTGAATTAGCATGTCTACTAAACCTGTGTGCTCACAAACTAACACAATCACACTCAGCACTAGTACTGCAATAACAGTGTATTCAAGTGCGTATGACTCGTTGTTGCCTGTGTATGTCTTGACTGTATGCTCCCAACTTGGACGACGTACTCGTCGGTAGTTGGCTGCGTGTTGTTCAAACTTATTCATGCTTAGTTTGGTTAGTTTACAATAACCTACTCTTGGTAGATCGCCTTACATGATCGCGCTAGCGTAATGTAGGCTTGTGTTGGCTGAACTTTAAGCTTTCGAGCTACTTCACTGAGAGTGATCTTGTCGTTGAGCCAATCTCGTGTGAGGTCTTTCTCTGCTTTTTTCATTTGTATTACTGATTACTGGTAATAACTTTATAATATAATAAACATTATCTTTTGCAATACATAGGTGTGAATAACTTTAACAAACAAAAAAGCCCCATTTCTAGGGCTGATTTGCATATTAGTATATACCGTGACATTTAACAGACGCTAACCAAGGCTTTGCTCCTTGTGTTTCAAATAGGTGTAGAGCGAAACCTTCGTTACCTTCTTCCGTGTAAATATCGTGACCCATTTCACGAGCGTTGGCTGCGTGTAGTGATGCCATTATTTGATACTTACCTGTAGCAGAAGAAGCTGGGTTTTTGACAACTGACCCGTCTGGGTTGAATTGTCGTGCAGTGTTTGGAATAGCTGAACCGTCAGAACGACGGTCTCCGCTTTCACAGTCGGCTATTGCTGACAGCACCGCAGGAACTTTAGGTGCAACTTCTTTAGTTGTAGTTGCTATGAGCACAACTTGTGGTTCTTCCGCTTCTGCGACATACACCACAGGTCGTCCTTCTATCCCTCCAAGAAAAACTCCTAAGTTTATTGATAACACCCCAAATAGGATTGCTCCTAAGATGTAAGTTTGTTTAATAAGCTCTGGTCTTATCTTGTAATAGGTCGTTATGACCTACTTCAATCATTGCACTTTATTATAAACTTGCAAATGCTATGTGTGGAAAACTCAAACAGAACGTTTTTGTCACTATGGTAATATACATGTGCATGAGCTAGCAGCCTCAAGAGTCTTATAATGACTAACCCAACCCACAGGCTGCTGTCGTGGTTCATGCATCTGGGTTGGTCATTATAGGACTTTTTTCTGTTGGGATTAGGTGGGCGAATCTACAAGCCTCCCGACGGTTGCCACTTAAATTGTAGAACTTATAGCGAAACATGGCAGGGCAGCATCCCTGATGCCTACATTGCATAAGGCCTCTGTATACGTAGCCTAGATTCCTGAGCGTATACAAGCACGGGGTTGAGCAGAGTACTGACTCAACTTACAGTCTGGGAAGAGACAGCTCGGAGAGAAAACCGAAAAAAGTTGTCGAGGTTAGTCTCGTTTTTTTAACGGCTTTTAGCCTTTCTGTACCTACTTGCATAAATGGGGATAAACCCCTTTTTCTTTTTTTTTATGTGGTATAAATCAGTTATGAGTAGAAACATGTCAATTGAAGCAATTAGAGATTTAGTTAAAAGTAAAACAGAAGATACTTTTGTTAAGTTTGAAAAGTTCTCTTACGGGACTAGAGTATTACTCCTTCTTTTAAGAGAAAAAGACGGAGGAGGTAGCACTGACTTTAAAAGAAGAAGCTTAGTAAAAGTTACACACGAACCAAGTCAATTTAGAAAAGCATTAGAACAAATGCTTACTATTTCTTATTTTTCAGCACAGCCTTACAGAATTTATGTAACTGTAAATGACAGAAGCATAAAAAAAGCAGAGAAATATTTAAAAGAGCAAATGCTTGAACATGACTTTGCTCCTGATATGAACAAAGCTGTTTTTTATGAACGCTTTGAGTCTCGTTGGCATTCGGCTTTGATGAAAGATACATCTAGAAGCACGTCTTTCTTTTTGTTAGATATCGACGACGACGAATTTAAATGGAATGACATAGAACAAAAGTGCTGGGACGAAGATATACAGATTGTGTTCAAAACAAGAACTAAGAATGGTTGGCACTTTATCACTGAACCATTCAATCCTGATTTATTAGGTGAGTATAAATCTTGTATTCAAAAGGACTCACAAATATTAATGCATTGGTAATATGAACAAACAAGAATTTGAGTCAGTTAAGAACATTGGAGAAAGAATCGGCTATGGAAATCTTATGGAGATAGCATCAGCGCTTTGGCGTGATTCTTTGGAAAAACAAGGTTTGCCAACTTCAGGCGCTTTTGTACCTACTCTGCAATTATGGTTAGAAGGTGAAGCTTTGGAAAATGCAAAAGCATCTGCTGAAATATACGATCAATGGCATAAAAAATTCTACAAATGATATGAAACTATTTATAGATGATATTCGACAACCGTATAATGAGTCGTGGACTCTAGCAACTACTAACGAAGAAGTAGTGAATTTTGTAAACCTTTATGGAGATCAAATCACTGATATTAGTTTCGACCACGACATATCAATTGGAATTATTGCTCATGGCCTGAACAGACCCTACCCAAGCCCAGAGACATTCAAAGTTGCAGCTTGGTATGTCGCACGTTACTACCATGCTAGACGACATGTTGCTGTCCCGAACATGACAACACACTCTTCTAATCCTGACGGAAGAAAGGCTATCATTGCTATATTCAAAGATGTTTTAGGAGTTGAATGTGCAAACGCACCTCTACCTAACTGTGCTAGAAAACAACCGTAATCCACAGGTTGCTATTGCATTATCATAATTACTATATAATATATTAAGCATTAGTAAGTAACCAAAATCAATTATGTATATTGACGAATTGGTAAAAGAAACCAACGTTACACGTACAGAAAACGGTGCAAAAACTTTAAAGTCCACAACCAACCCATTAGTTGACTTCTTTGCATTGGCTGGAGCTATGCGTAACGACCCAGTAATGGGACTAGATTTATTTAAGAAAGCCTTTGCTGCAGATCGTAAAGTAGCAATGCGTATTTTGTTCTACCTACGAGACGTTCGTGGTGGTCAAGGAGAACGTAAACTGTTTCGTGTTTGTTTACGTTACTTGTCTGAACAAGAACCAAAAGTTGTTCAGCAAGTTGTTAACCTGATTCCTGAGTACGGTCGCTTTGACGACCTGTATGTTGTTGACTCTAAGTTCTATATTGAACTGGTAAAACAACAACTAGAAAATGACAAAAAGTCAGACACACCGTCACTGTTAGCTAAGTGGCTGCCTTCAGAAAATGCTTCTTCAAAAAAGAGCAAACAAATGGCACGTAACCTAGCAAAGTTGCTTGGTATTTCTTCAAAAGAATACCGAAAGACTCTCTCTTCACTACGTAAGAAAATTACATTGGTAGAGCATAAAATGTCTAACCGTGAATTTGGTGCAATTGAGTACGGAAAAGTTCCTTCGCAAGCTGCGCTAAAGTATCGTAAGTCTTTCTTCCGAAACGACGAACAACGATACCAGTCTTATCTAGACTCTGTTACTAAGGGAGAAGAGAAGATCAACACTTCAACACTATACCCGTACCAAGTATACAAAGCTGTTGGTACACCAGGAGCAAATGAACTGTGGGCAAATCTACCAGACTACACACGAGGTAAAAATGCTCTAGTAGTTGCAGACGTTTCAGGTTCTATGACTGGAGACCCTATGGCTGTTTCAGTTTCATTAGCAATGTACTTTGCTGAACGAAACAAAGGTCAGTTTAAAGATTACTTCATGACATTTAGTGGTAGTCCTTCTCTGCAAAAGATCAATGGCTTAACTCTACGAGACAAGTTTAATTCAATTGAGCGTGCTGAGTGGGGATTTAACACTGATCTTGAAGCCGTGTTTACACTCTTGGTCAACACTGCAGTTAAAAACAACACTCCAGTATCAGAAATGCCAGAAACAATCTACATTATTTCTGACATGGAGTTTGACTACTGTACAAAGGATGTAACTAACTACGAGTCTATGTCTGAAAAGTATCGAATTGCAGGTTACGAAATGCCAAATGTAGTATTTTGGAACGTAGCAGCTCGCAATAAGCAAGTGCCTGTAACTTCAACAACTCGCGGTGTAACACTTGTATCTGGTTACTCAGCTTCAGCTTTCCAGTTGGCAGTTGAAAACAAAACACCAGAAGAAGTTATGCTCGAAGTTATCAACAGTGCACGCTACGAAGTTATTGAAGTGTGATATAGTTTAGTTACCTAGTAATAGGTAGGTAGTCCATACCAAACAGAACACCTAGTGTGTTCTGGTGGGAGTAATGCGAGTAGTAGACGTGCGTAAATCTCGTTTCCCTGCCAGAGCACACTAAAAAGACGGTTACAGCAAACCAAATTAGTTACTTCGCTTTTGAACGAAATTCAACGATT